GTATCATTAGCTTGGCTGCATTACTAGGACTCGTTCCGTTTCCTGATTTAGCTTTGAAGAGTTGTTCAGAGAACGTATACTTCATTGTGTAAGGGATACCCGACCACACGTTTGTATCAGCGGACACCGCTTGAGTAAGAGTAACAGTAGCTCCTGAGTTAGTGCAGTTAAGCTTGAGTCCGTCAGTCGTGTATACTTCAACAGAGTTATCCGCTGGAGTATAAGGGAGGGTGAACGTAGCAGAACCATTGGTGACTGTAGATGCTACTCGCATATCAAGGTGAGTAACATAACCAGCAGCGTCCGATAGACCAGACTCAAGAGGCATCTCTACGAGGTTGGTTTCTCCGTTGTTGGTGATGACTGCGTAGAGGGTTGACTCGATGAACTCCATGCCTCGTATCTCACCTGTGAAGGTAAACTTAGACCAAGCACTCAGGATTTTCTGGTTGTTGTTCCAGAAGTAATTGTAGATGTAGATAGTATCAGTTTCGCTCTTACTCACAAGAGCTATGATGTCCTCTGACGTCGTACCCTTCATCGCTATAACATCACTAGGAACGTAGGATGGAATATGCTCAGTAATCTCGCTCGCATCATAAGTATCATTATTAGCATTTACAGTGAATTCACGTAAACCTGAATATGCACCGCGAGTAAAAGGAAAGTAAACGTAGGAACCTAAAGGAAGGGGTTCGACTTGGTCTTCAAAGTTAAAGGTAGTGACAGCGTTAATACTGACCGTTTTAGACGTCAATATTTCCCCACCTTTCATAATAAATTGCGCATTATCTCCGAAAAGTAATAAATTCTCTTGGAAACCTACGGCTGCGCTGAGTTTAGTAACACGTGTACTGGATACGTTGACGTCAATAGGTGCTGAATCCAATAAGTTAGAGACCGTATTACGATAAAAATTAAAATAATTACCTGCCTCAGAGAATACAACAGAATCATCCGTTAAGAAACCAAGTCTGTTTTTAAAAAAAGCAATGTTATTAATTTTCTTATTAACAAAGGATGGCGCAGGATTACCCTCTTCATCACCTACTGTTCTTTCATCGTAGTTAATGGTCTCTAAACTAAAAGAGTTTAACCCTGTGTTTATTAAAGTCATGGGCATAGTGGTGTTATCTAATCCTAACTTCACATCTGGCCCTAGAGTTTCTGACCAAGTACCATGACCCATTACTGAACCATCTGTAGTAGTGAACATCACGTAATAGTCATCTTGGCTGATGTCAGCATCACCTACGATTTTAACCTTAAATCCGTCAGGACATATTAAAGGTAGAGACGAAATACTGTCTACTTCTTTATAGATAGTACTCATACCAGAACCACCAAGAGGGTCATAAGCCCTAATGGTAAAATCAGGGCTAAGAGTACCGCCCACCCATTTATGTCGGATAACATGTCCAACAGAAGTGGTATCAAAATTAGATACTACACTATTACCATCCTTACGTATAGTGCCTGTCATCCCCAATATACTAGAGGGAGCTAAACCATTTACACTAGCTAATCGAACCATGTTTTGAGCGAGTATATTTGTGTCTGCATTTTTACCAGTTGATGAATTACCAGAAGTAAGCACCAAGCGCCCATAGTGGTTTTCATTAATTTCTGTAACACCAGCCTTATAATTAATGGAAGCCGACCTGCCACTTAATTTCCAAGCAGGCCATCGGTAGTTAGTGCTTGTAGTTAGGGATCCTCCCGTCATCCGTCCCTCTGAATCAAACGTCGGAACAAAACCTGTGTTTTGTCCATTTCCCATTAGGTATTGATAAGATTGAACGCCGTGTCCGCTAGAAAGAATGTTAAAGCTTACAAGCTTACCATCTCCGTTTGAATATAATGCCCAATTAAAGATTACTTTAGGTTTATTACTACGTCCTATTTCAATTTCGTATCTTTTTTGGTAGTCTCCTTGGAGAAATGCTGTGACGGCTTCTTTAGCTAAAGACGGTGATGTAGCTGTGCCTTCTGACACTACCTTTTCTGTATTCAACAAGAACGTGTTATCAGCAACAGTAAGCCCTTTTATAGCTTCCCTAGGGTTCGTTGTGTTCAGATAGTGACCCGATGCAATAGGTAGACCTCCCGTACTGCCGTTAATCGTAGCCTCCGTACCTGATATGATATTGTAGGCATAGAGTTTATTAGTGGTCTTATCCAGCACCACAACATACTTCTCACCATCATCTCTATCAATAAAGTGAACAAAACTGTCCTCATCAATAGCTGTCTGTAACAACCTAGCAACGTGCCGAGTGTTAGGTCGTTTCTTCAGTCCATCTGCAACAGAGCTAAGAGCGTTTTCCTGCTCCTCACATTGGCCAGCGAAACGTGTAGAGTCAGGTTGTTGTGATACACCTTGGATAAGGTTGGGGACTGTTGTATTGATTAAAGGCATTATTAAATATCGTAGTTACGGTTCACACCAATTCTTGTCGCTACATCGTAGTTGTCAAATATAGTTCTATCAGAGCTGCCATAATCAGACTCTTCAAGTCTAGCACGGGCTTGGTATTCATCACGAGCTATCAATGCTTCAAGCTCACGTGAACCTACAAGCCGTCCTTGAAAAATTCTAGAGGCACGTAGTGTAATGTATCTACGAGCTTCTTCTGGTAAAGAGTCCCAATCAAGTAAACGAAGTAGGTTTACCTTGATACTCTTTGTAAATGTGGTTGTGTTGTTGGCACGGTCGAACAAGACTGAGCCTCTTTGTATGATGTCCAATGACTTGTCATCAGTGTCTACTTGAACAGCGTCCGAAGGAACAGTGATGCTTCCATTGACAGGAGATAAGGTGACATTCTTCTCAGAGTTAAAGTGCCAGCCCTCAGATTGAACCTCTTTGCTTACTTCATTCAAAGCAGCTAGAGCAGTGGTAGCACTCATAGGTAAAGAACCCGTGAGTGTATTGATAGGGGACTCACCGATGTGACCTAGCATCACATTAACGGATTCTAGTTGAGAAGTTAAAGTTGCCATTATTTATCTTTCTTTTGAATTGTAATAATAAAAAACCCCACCCCTCCGAAGAGGGGCAGGGCTTGAGTAATCGTTAAGCAGGCTTCACTGCAACAGCACACTCAGGACGGAGAACTCCGTGACCCATTGCGTACTTAGCAACGAAGAGCGTACCTTGACGCTCGATTTGGTATTCGCTTTCAGTAGCAAGGTCAAGAAGTTTGACCGTACCGATAGCTTCCTTAGTACCGCAAAGCATGCCGTATTCAAGAGATGCACCAGAACCAGTTGTCAACGCAGAGAAGTCTCCGTTGTAACCAGAACCATCAGCAAATACGTGATTGTTTGTCGCACCGTCACCATCAGTCACAGCCGACTGGTCACCCAAGTCAGCGATGTCTGCAAGATGGTTGCTCTTTACAAGACGGATACCAGCAACGCTTGCAACAGTACCAGCGTTGACGTTACCGCCAGAACCAGTGTCCTTGTTGATAGCGACGTTGTCTGCTGTCAGCAACTTGTAGTAAGTTGATGGAGCAAGGATCGCAAAGCGACCTTCGTCTGGAGCATCGTTCTTGTCGAGAGTTTCAGCAACAGCGTAGAGAGCATCGATGATGCCAGCAGCTGTGTTGGTAGTAGCACCAGTGATGCTTGCACCAGCAGGAGTGTTGCTGAGGTTAGCACTGTCTTGAGAAGCAGCATAGAGAGTCTTCATCGTTGCGATGTCGAAACGCTTTGCCAAAGCTTTACCAAGTTCAGCAGCATAGATGCTACGAACGTCGTAATGCTTCTTGAGTTCGTCAATGTTAGCGATGAAGGTCGAGGAAACAAGAACGTCATCGATAGTGATGATCTTCTCGTTCATGCCGATGCTGGACAAGTAGCCAGAGTCGGACTCGACGATGTTTTCGCCTACAGTGTGATATTTAGCAGTAGCAATTCCAGAGACTGGGAACTGCGCAGACTTCCCTGAAGAAATCGTGCGAAGCATGTGCAAGTCTTTCATAACGTTTGTCTCAGAGAAACTCGTAAGAATTTCACCAGAGAAAACTTTCAGAAAGAGTGCATCTACATCAGACCCACCTTGAATTAAACCACTACGAGTTGGGGAGAAATCTCCGTTAGCCATAGTATTTTCCTTTTGTTTTTATTAGTTAGTGAGAACAGAATGTTCTCGTTGATTTTGTGGTCTTTCAGTCCTTGTATATTTTACGATCAATGAGTTGTCTGACGTATCAGGCTCAGTCGCTACTTTAAACTTAGAGTAGAAATTGTTTATTTATCGAACATCGTTTTCTAGATCGTTTACGTAATCTAGTATCGTGCCGATAGTTTCCCGTTCATCTAAACTAAACTCGTGCTGGTCTAGTTTATCAATGAACTCAGGAATCCTGCTTTCCCTTAGTGTCACGCACCCACTCATTGATACGAGTGCTGTGTTCATTATGACGACGAGTAGCAAGTTCTTTAACATATTCAGTACGTATCTTTAAAAATAGCGCACCCAGTTTTGGGAACGCTATTAGTAATTGAACGATTGTGGTAATCACTAGTCTTTAGCTTTACCGATGTTAAGTGCCAGCCAGTCCAAGACCTTATAAGCCTTAGCGGCAAGG